GTGGTAGGGACAACGAGTAGAACCCTTCTACCTTTCTCCACATGATATCTTGTGACAGAGTAAATCATCATTGACTTACCACTACCAGTTGGTGATACAATCAGTCTACGGTTACTCTTTAGTGCATCATAGACACCATCAACCTGGTATTCTCTTGGATTATACTTGGAGATACTTTTAATATACTCTTCTACACCCTCCCTAGATACAATCTCAGTCTCTTCGTAGGGTAGTCCGTAATACTTGTTCTCGACGAATTCAAAATTATAATTATGATTTTTGCAGAAATATACTAACTTGTCAATTAGTCCAGCGTATATTTCCCCAGTCTGAACATTAAATAACCTGATCTTTCCATCCCAATACTTATTTCTGTACTGGGGCATAAACTTAGCCCCAGGTACATCAAAAGTAAATTGATCAGATAGTTCGTAGTAGACGTGAGGTTCTGCTTCAACCTTTAGGAATACTTCGTTTTTCTTAGTTATGACTAGATCAGACATCAATCATAAAATTCACCTAAAGGTATTTAGTTAGACCGTCTATCCGCCTGTCTGGAAGCGTGCCCATTCAATCGCGTTCTTAATCTGAAAAGTCCTATTAGACAACTGCTTAATAATCTCTTCAAGATATGAAAGCATCACGTCAAAGTATTCTACTTTTAACTTTGCATCTGAAAGTTTTTCATCACTAAGCATGTAACGTTGAATAGCATCCTTTTCCCTTACTTTGTAAGGAAATGGTTCTTCAACATAAACTGCTGCGTCTGCTTTACCAGTGTAGTACTTATATCTTTCTAAGTCAATTTGCTGTCTTCTTTTTTCTGCCTGCTTGCGTAGTAGTGTTAGTGTATTATAAAGATCAAAGTATTTTGCATGAAGTTGTGGTATTCTTAGGGACTCAAATCCTAGGTCATCCTCGTTCATTACAGAATCCTTTGACCACATCGATTGGATGGTGTCAAGGTTTACGCTCATACTTTTTCGCCGTCACTATTGTAGATATCGTAAATAGTATACTTGAATGTTGCTTCTGCTGTCAAGTACTGCTGATCTTGAACAGTTGCATCAAATGTCAATGGTGTCAAAGCAGAAGGAAAAACGTCTTTAAAAATGACTTCTGTGTTAACATTATAATTGCTGGTCAAAATCTGTAGAGTTGCATCCGAACGCTCATTGAAAGGATCCCTAGATGATCTAGATGGGAAATATTTTGAATTGCCCTTCAGGTCTTGATATTGCTTAACTTCTTCGGGATAACCAAGTCCAGTCATCCAGTCATAAATTTGGAGATAGTTCTCCATATTTTCATCTACTAGAAATCTAATTACCAAATCCTGATAAGTTATTTTATCACCAGGAACATCAATGTTTTTCAAATAGGTTGCTTGAATAGCACTTCCTAGATTGATTCCAGGTAGATTGGCGGAGTTGCAATAGAACGATACTTTTCTTGCTTTATGGATAATAAATCTAAATCCCGTAATCGCTAGAAAGTTGGGACTTTCTGGATGATTAGAGATACATGAAGATGATTTAGGACTTGGTTGATCGAGCGCCATTAGTACTATTTGCGTTTTTGATGATTATCTGCAATCTCCCAGGCAGATTTAAAAGTAGGATAATCTATATTATCTATGACACCAGTAGGTTTCAATTTATCGTAGAGATATCTTGGATCTTGAATTGCTGAATGAAAATCAATATTAGTATAGTGTACTTTATTTTCCTTCATCCATTTAATAAAATCATCATGTAAGTTTGCCAAATATTGTGGATGATTTTGTAAATGTGTAATTGGAATACAACCACCATCTGTTCCTTGATATCTTTCTTGTGATGCTGCTACTTCCGAAAAAGATCTTTGCATAAGAAGGATAAAATATCCTTTTCTTATATTGTCCCTCATGTGCTTATGTAAAACATATCCTGGAGATTTTGTAACTGTCAAACTTAAATTACCAGTTTCAAATCCAGAATTGCATTTTTTATGTTTACATCTATGAGATTCTGATTCAAAATCAAATCCAGTATCTATACCTAACTTACATAAAATTAGCATCAAAAAAGTAGTTCCACACCTACCGACACCAGTTACTACGTATCTCATAACAACTTTTTTGACTATTTATGGGCATAAAAAAAGGACCCCCGAAGGAGTCCCGAAAGTATGTGACCCGATATCACATGAGGTTTGCAACCTTGACACGTCTGTAGTAACGGTTGCTGCTTGCAGCGATTGCACCGAAACCTTGGGATGTGCCTTGTGCGAAGGGGTTCGCGACCATGCCGTAGCGGGTCTTGAAACCGATCTTGGGTTGGAAGGTGTCCTGACCAACTGCACGAACCATCTGGAGAGGAACGTAGGGGCAGTAGAACAGACCAGCGTCGTAGGGAGTAGTACCCTTATAACCGATAACGTAGTACTGATCAGCACTTAGGTTAGCAGCATAGGGGTCGATGTAGACTCTGTACTTACCGTTGATTGTACCAGCAAAGGTGTTGCCAGTGTCATCAACCTGGAGACCAGTGTTAAGTGCAGGGCTGTAATCGAGAACACCACTCATGGAGAGTGCGGAAGCAACGTCTGCGGAGCAGAGGATGATGTTGCCCTTCCCTCTACGAGTTCTTTGTGCGATTGCGTTAGCATCGCGCTCTAGTTGGAACAGAAGACCTTTGAACTTCTCTGCCATCCAGCGACCGTTGGAGTCAACGTCAAGGTCAAATACGCCCTGAGTTGCAACGTTCTGCTGAGCACCAGCTTCAGCAACCTTGTAGATGGTTCTGATGACTTCGCGGTTGATCTCAGCAAGAATCTCTGTGGAGAGAATGTTTGCGAGTTCCGCTTCAGCATCTAGACCATGGATTGCCTTGAGGTCTTGTGCCAGTTCCAAGGAGTACTCAGCCTTGAGTGCTCTGGATCTTGCGGTAACGGTAACTTTCTCGATCGAGAAAGCCATCTCGTTGAAGTCGTTGGTGGTGGTGTTGTCACCTAGTGCTTCCAGCTCAGAAGTTCTGAAACCTTGACCAACGTTATACTCGTTTGCCGAACCGCCGTTAAGAACAGCAGGGTTTACACCGCTCTGTGCAGTTGTACCGAAACCAACGCTGCTGTCACCATCAGTACCGCCAGTGTAATCACCTTGGGTGAGGTTGTAAGCATTGTTGTTCTGTGCAGAGAACGCCGAATCGGGTTCGTTGAACAGTGCTTCTGCGCCGCTCTGGCTGTTGTAGCGGGAGCGCATTGCGAAGATGAGTCCAGTAGGACCGTTCATGGGTTGAACGCCTGCGAGGTCATATGCGACCAGGTTAGGCATGGAGCGTCTGATCAAGGAGATCAGAACGGGGTCGAAACCAGCGACGGGGGAGGTTGCTGCACTACCCGAGAAACCAGGGTTGCCAGTACCTGCGGGGTCGGTGTTAACTGTAGGGGTTTCGCTTAGAAGCGCACGCTCCTGGCGAAGGAAAGATTCTTGGTTTTCTAGCAGAACTGCGGTAACCGCTCTACGATGAGGATCTTTGATATGCTCAAGACCTTCAGCGTTAAGGAGAGGTTCCCACTTTTTCTGCAACTGTTCAGACATGAACATTGCTTTGTGTCTCCGTTTTTACTTGAAAGTGTTAATTATAATCACTTAGAATACTTAGTGAGTGCTCTCAGATAAGCATTCATTGTCGAACCATGATCTACGACTGCCTCCTCGGTAAGGACTTGCTCAGAAGTCTCCGTTGCAGTCTGGTTTGGAAAATATGACTCACGTAGAGTCACCAGTTTCTCACGATACTGTTCCTCACTAGCAAACTCAACGCCCTCTGCAAGAGAAGCGAGTTTGTCCTTTTGGGACAGTGCAAGACCCTCAGATACTTCATCGAGGATATTGCCAGAGACAGACTCAGAAAGTTGTTTGTTCAGTGCAACGTTTCTATCAATCTGCTCGTTGAGTTTGGTTTCCATCTCATCAAGCTTGGTTACCATAGCATCTAGCACATTGTATTTATCTTCAGGGATGTACACATAATGTTCTTCAAAAAGACCCTTGAGACCAGACATGAAGTCTTCTGCTACTTGGGCCTTGATTCCAGATTCGATCTGGAGTTCATTTTCGGAGATCCACTCTTCAGAAACGTACTCTAGGTAAGCGTCAACACGCTCAACTAGATCGCTCTTCACAGATTCGATCTCTTCTTGAAGTGCAGCATTGTACTGCGCTTCAAGTGCCTCTTGAATACCAGCAATCTTAGAACGGACTGCTGCTTCAAAGACGATAGTTGCTTTTTCTTTAAACTCTTCGGAGAGTTCTTCGCCTTCAAGAAGTGCATTTACATCTTCTTCAAGGTCAAGTTCTAGAGTTTCTTCTTGCTGTTCTGCAACGACTTCCTCTTCGGTAGTCTCTGCTTCAGCAACAATTTCTGTACCCTCTTCCTCTTCGGTCTCTTCTGCATAAGCAGGAGCCTTGGGCATGGGGTCAGCGGGTTTTGCACCCTTGTTTACAACATCTTTAACCTGCTTGATAGTTTTGGTTGGGGTTGCCAACTTGTTGCTATCATCAGTAGGATTGCTGTTCTGGGGAGTAGGACCACCCAGATCTTCAATACTGCCAGCATCGGGAACATAACCCGAAACTTTCTGCATAGGTTCAGCGGCTGCAGCGCCTCTTGTTACCTGGTTCTCCATTTCCTGTAGATCGTTACTCATCTGATGAACTGCTCCGAAGTAATTATTCCGTTATTGTTCTTAAGTTATTTATAAACCTAGATATTTGACAAGAAATTACCAAAGAGGCGGAGTTTGTTTGCCTCAAGCATTTTCTGGTCAACTAGGGTATTAATTTGCTTCTTAACTTGCTCACAACGTGCTTCGCGAAGGATTCCTCCTTCCCAAACCCACTCTTTACCTTCCATGATGCCGTCAACAAATGCATCAGGTGCAGAAGGATCTGCTACAATATCAGCAGCAGTTGCCAGCATAAAGTCTTCGCCAACGACGTTCACGCCATTTTTAGAAGAGATGGAACCCATGCCTCTAGAAGAGACACCGAGTTTTACACCTTCACCAAGAAGAGAAGATGCAATCTTACCCATGGGTGTGGAAAGAATTTGTGCCTTACCGATAAAATTGTTACCTTCTTGATAAAGACCAACAATTTTATGAGACACTCTATCAAGATTGATAGAAGGACCATCGGGGTGACCAAGTTCACCTAGAGCACGACCCTTATTCACAAAAGACTCAGTATAACGAGCAACTTCCTTTGCCATGGTTTGCATGGGATACATGCGACCATTGCGATTAGTAATTTCGCACTGCAAGAAAGGACCCTGAATATACAGAGTTTTTTTGCCGTTTTGTTCTTCGGTAATAATTTCTACCGATTCGATTTCTTCTGTGATTAGTTTCATGCTAGTTGTACCTCTGCGAAGTATGCTTCACAACCGTTGCTGGACTCTGGTTTTAAAACTGGAATTACCGATTTATATGCTGTTGCAACACCAGTAAATGCTGCATGACCCGAACTAGTATCTGCGTCAACAACAATCTTGGTTTGATAATTATTAGAAAGTTGACTTCCAATTACAGATACGACCTGTACATGCTGTAGAGTAGTATTGTAAATACCAACCGAAGAACCAAGAATAGTAATTCTATCCTCTACAGTAAACTTAGTATCCTGACTATCAACAATCAGAGTGGTTTGTGCTCCAGTTGTGATACCAGTAATCTTTGCTTGTTTTGGGTGAGCGTATCTAAGAAGAACGTCATCCGCCTTATTCACGTGGACAGAAGTAACACCCACATTGGAAGTCGTAGTGTTACAAACACCAACTAGTCCACCATCCTTACCTGCGGCAGCAGAAGCGTGTAGTAGACCAGTTCTAACAATGTATCGATCCCCAGTAACACGAGTAGCGTTATTACTGAGAATTGGTCCGACAATACTAAAAACTTTAAGTGGTTGTGATGCGCTCATTCTTCTTCGGTTTCATCGGGAACTTCATTACCAAACATTGCATTAGCAATATGAGGTTTCGCATTATCCAATTTTTCAGATGATTTGCTGTACAAAATTTCTTTAATTTTGTCGGAAACTTCAGAAGATGAAGCATCGCCCAGCATCATATTAACCAAATCAACGGTAGAATCCATTAAATAAACTCCAATTTTCCTGTATTTATTTATATCTTTGCTTTCTTGATATCTACGGAAGTCTTTCTATCAGCTTCCGCGTCTGCTCTTCTACCCTGAGATTCTAGATCAGGTTCCTTTTGATCGTTACCCAAATTATTCATACGACCTTGCATAATTTGATTTTGAGTTTCGAGAGGGACACCGATACCTTGCTCATTCTCATCTTCCATTTCCTTCTCCATATCAACGATCTCTTGATCGGTTTGACGGAGAACTTTACGCTTAACGTAATCTCTGGAATAATAAGTGCCAATATAAGGTTCGATTGCAACCATAAGGTTCAATCTTTCAGTCATCAACTCAGTCTCTTTCAATTCAGCAAAGTGATTATCATATAGATAATCAAACTGAATATGTTCTGCCATCTTCTCCCAGTCTTGAGGAGTACAGATGTTTTTCAGAATGAGTTGAGTCTTCAGCATATCCAGGAAGATCATACTGAATCTCTTGCGGAGACGACCAACGAACTTACTGAACATTAGTTCATCACGTAGAATTTCACTGGAACGACCCAGGTTAAATCCATCATTACCACCGACTCTGGTGTCGGGAATATTCAGAGATCTATAGAGTTTCTTTTGGAAATAATCAACGTCAGTCAGTTCACCAAGGTTCTGACCACCAGGCAGCGTGGAGATTTCTGTGCCACGACCACCTTCACGCCTAGGAAGCCAGAAGTCTTCCAACATAGACATGAACTTTTTGTCATCCTTGATCTCACCAGTATCTGCGTTATAGACTAGTTTATTTCTATAACGATTCATAACGTCACGGAGATACTGCTCCGCTTTGACTTTGGGTAGATTACCAACGTCAATATAGAAAATTCTACGCTCTGGAGCGCGAGACAATCTGTAGATAACAAGACTATCTTCAATCATGCGGAGTTGATTGAGAGACTTGATCGCTTTGTGTAGATATGATAGAGTTAGAAACTTGTTTCTATCTACAAGACCAGAAGTAACATGGGTAATTGCATCTTTAGCAATGGGGATACCCTTCGACTGAGAAGAATACTTCTGAACAGAACCTTGAGGATAGTAAACAAAATATTCCTGAATGTCTGCATCGACAACAGGATTTGCTTGCCCATTAGCACCATTAACTGGTGCAGTCTGGAACTTGTCCTTATTATTTGGTTTGACCCTCATGAATTTAATTTTCATGGGATCAATATATCTCAGATCCTGAATTCCTTCATCAGGTTTCTTGAGATCAATAACCTTGTGGTAATATACTCTTCCGTCAATATACCAATTGCGGAAAATTTCGTGTGATTTTTTGTCGAATTGAAGAAGATCTTTAATGTACTTGAATTCTTTACGGATAACACTTTTTAGGTTATCACTGGCGTTTAGATTTTCAAGATCAATATCAACAGGAGAATCATTAAGATCCGAAACGATCGCTTCGTTAACAACGTTTTCGATCGCGGTGTCGCACTCAGGGTGCAACGCCATGTCCCTATATTTTCTAATTAGATCAAACTCGTTTTTGTATACGCCTTCAATATCAACGTACTGACCAAAAAATCCGCTACTTAGATAATAGTCAACCCCGTCCTCATTATTCTGAGGAACGGGGGACACAGCAGATTTAGGTAGACTGTTATCGTCTTCAATATCAAAACCAAATAGTTTTGCCATAGTCTAATGGACTCTGATGTTTGCTTATGATCTATTTATCAGACTACAGAATCCTGTTGATTTGCATTAAATGCTTCCCAATATTGAACTTCTAGAGTTACAGGGAATTCTTCAATTGTATCGACACTTTCATAACTTAGATCAATAGCACCAACGGTGGAAGGCCAGCAACCAGAGAATTTATAAGATCTCAGTTTAGGGATTTCATTATTATTTACTGCATCATCAGTAAAGGGTGCTCTACCCAATTGATGAACAACCCAGTCAACCTGATAGTCAGCGGGGTTTACAGTACCCGAACCATCAGAAACTTTAACAATGTAGTTTGCCCACTTTTCAAATGCTTCACGAATCTTGAAGTCACCATCGTTGACGACTTGAATCTGCCAGGGATCAAAAGTTCTGTCACCAGAAACTTTCAACTGACGACCACGGAAAGCAACGGGAATGCTAACCAGGTTAGATGCGGGCAACTGTGCTGCCTTAATCATCATTCTATAAGAAGTATCTTTCTTGATCTCGTCAAGACCAGGAATTGCCGCAGGGAAATTGAGTTCAACCTCGAACAGGTTGGGGCGAGCGCCGCCCTGAGTCAACCTGTTCTTGAAGGAATCAATAGTTCTTGCGCTGCTTAAAATTTGTTGCGTGTTTTGTAGTGCCATTAGTTGGGTTCCTCCTTAGATCAAACGTTGCCGATTACTTCTTCAAACGAGACCCCAGTTCTCGTAGCAACAAATGTCAGACCAACGAAGTTGATCGAACGTGCAGGTTTCACATAGATGTCTGCGACAAACTCATTTCTGTCGATAACATCGGGGGTATTATTAGACTCATCACAGATCAGTCGGAAATCTGTAATGCCTCTCTTTGCTTGAACATCACGGAGATAAGGTTCAACGATATTTACAAAGTTTGCTCTTGTGCCAGCATCGTTGAATTCAAAGAGTTGATCGCGACCAGCAGACTCGATTGCCTTTTCGATCGTGATGAACAGGCGGCGAACGTTGATTCTGTCAAATGCGGACTGATATGCAAGTGCAGTCTTGTCACCAAACAATACAATACCAGAACCAGGAACCGCAGTGATAGCATTAATTCTGTTAGAATAGAGTCTATCTCTATCTGCCTGACTGGGGTTGTATGCCAGTTTGATTGTATTAAGAAGCGTACCTCTAGCAGTACCAGCAGGAGAGAACCAGGGGAACTGGTTGAGGTCAGTTCTTACACAGAGACCAGCAACATCATTACTGGTTGGCATGTAGATAAACTGCTTATTCCAGCGATCATAGACGTACTGATAACCAGAGTCTAGAACTGCATAAGAGGAAGATGCTAGTGGTGCATGGAAAGAAAGTGTGTTAGACAATTGCTGTGCAAGAGTCTTACCAACCAGAGAATCTCTGTTGGGGGAGATAAATGCAATACAGTCCTTTCTGTTCTCGGCAATGTTGATCAGTTTTTGTGCTTTTGCTTGCTCCTCTTCCTTAGATAGAGAACCGCCGCCTTGTAGAAGGAATCTGATGTCAGACTCATTAGGATCTTCAAACATGGCATAACCATTAATTAGGTTGCCAAGTTCTGCTTTATACTGACCTTCGTTGTTGGTGCCGCTGTAATCCTTACCATGCAGCAAGGTGTAGGTTTGGTTACCAACAGAATCAAAGATGCGGGGAGAATCCTGACCCCATGCACCAGAGGTGGAAGTACTAAATCCAGTATTAAAACCACCAGGAACCGCCTCAGTGCCATGATAACTATCCCAAACCGCAGGAGATGTACCAGCGTAGATATATTGGGAGTTATCTGCGAGAATATCCTTATAGTAAACATTCTCAGCAGAAGAAACTTGAGCGTCTTCTGCCTTAGATAGGTTACCAAAGGTCTCTAGAATAGTACCAGGTTGACCAGATACAGAACCAGAGTTATCAATGATGGCGATATTTAGAGCATCATTTCTGCCACCACGATCAGTTACATATGCATTGGATTGTGGTTTGGGTAGAACTGCTCTCCACTTAATTGTGGTTGCATCACTACCACCTTCAGCAACAGAAGTTGTAACATTCTGATCATTATACCAATCAGAAATTGCTGTGACTGTACCAACGCCAGAAACTAGTGCAGAACCATTATCGAAGAAGGAAGTAACGCCAACTTTAAATGCGTGCAAACCATTTTCTTGATAGGTAACATCGGTTCTGCTTGCACCAACCAAAGTTCTTAGAACCTTGACATAAACCTTGGTAGAAGAAATACCAGAAATGATACCATCTAGGAATCCAGTTGCTGCTGCTGTAGTACCAATACCAATTGTTACACCAGAAAGTTCTTGAGAAACACCATAACCAACTCTTAGGTTTGTGCTATCAACAACAGTTAGTTCTTGGTCAGCAAAGTTGTCAATAACTGCAACTCTGAGATCATTTGCCCAAGACCCTGGGTTCTTTGCTGCCCAGTAGAAATTTGTAGCGTTGCTGTGAGTATTCTGATAATCAGAATAGTTCTTAATTTTGAGAGTTGTAGTCGATGCAATACCAACACCAGCGTTGGCGTTCTTCAGGTTTGCACCATCACAACGAACAACATCTAGTTGACCACCATAAGACAGGAAATTAGAACCTGCATACCACGATTCATAATGGTAATCGGTAATTCCTAGACCTGGTTTACCGAAATTATCTACAAGTTCTGCTTCCGAAGTAACTCTAGTAATTTCCTCTACAGGTCCTTTCTTATATGGTGCGCTAATACCTGCAGTGACGTTAGTCCCCGCATTGATACCACCTCTAGTAAGATCAACCTCTCTTACTTTAATCCCTGGGGATGCTAATCCAAGCGCCATTTGGACTCCTCTATAGGTACTCATGTAATCTAGAAATATTTATAAATTACGAGTGCTTCAGAAGGAAATCACGGGAAAACATTTACCAGTCTGGATAGTCGGAAATATTTCTTATGCGTTTTTTTCTATTTTTTGATGCTCTTTTAATAGCACACTGCTTACATTCAGATGAGTATGCATTAGAACTGTGCCTATGAGTGACATAAAATTCACTCATTAGGTCTTTTATTAAACCGCAAGTTTTACATTTTCTTTCTGATAGAAATAGACTATCAAATTGAAAATCTTCTTCCATCATCTATAATCCCACATAAATGATCTATCACCATATTCATCAACATTCCATCCACCATCTGGTATTGATGGTTCGCCATACCAAACATCTCGTTGCTTTTTATCGGCAATTACCCACACATCACCTACAGAATCAACTTCACCTTCAATATCACTCAAACCATCCGAAACAAATCCAAATGGTGCCATATCTTGTTCGATTTGATTTTTTTGCTCCTCATAAATTCTTTTACGAACATCATTGTCCGTCATTTCTTTGAAGTAATCTTGTGCAACCAACCAAGAGAAGATGACAAGACACATTGCCAAGTCATCATTACATCCTTCTTCTGCCTCAAATGATTGCTTCCTTTGAATAAAAGTTGTTAGTTCGCTAATAATGTCATAGTCGCAAACTAATAACTTATCATCCTCAACTAAAGTTTTTAGGTTAGAACACCCCAACTTTTTAACTGCCGATGTCATTCGGACACCGAGTTGGGATTTCTTACCTGAGAACCCAGAACCAACAATCTGACCAGCACGACCACGCATCGCACACATCAGAATGTTGTCATATTCCAAATCAAAGTGTAGAATACTAGCAACCTGGTCACCAATATCATTGACTTCGCATAGTACATAGGCGTTGTTATATGCCACGGCAATTTCTTGGATGACCGATGGGAATAGCATCGGTTTTATCTCATTATTCCTATACTTTGCAACAACTTTATATGGGAACTGAGTAATATCAAATACAATAAATGCAGAATAGTCTTTACCGATACCTCTTGCAACGTCAGCGGTGATCAGATAATTATTTTCTGGTGCGGGAGGGACAAAAATATCCATCCCTTTGTTTCTACGAACAGGTTCTTCAAAAACTAATGTCTTAAGTTTACTACTACTAATTAGAGTATCAACAGACCCTAGGAATTCACATTCAAACTCAACTTTGAATTGTTCTTCGCTAGTGTTGGCAATGGTTTGCTCTTTCCACTTTTTATTTCTACCAGGTACTTCTGACCAATGTACCTCTGTAGGTACATACTCATTTTTGCCCCGCTCAGCATTGTGCCACATCCTGTAGAAGTGGTTCATGCCATGAGGCGTTGAGACTATGATGACCTTTGTGCTTTTACCAGAAGAGATAGTAGGATAAACAGAGGCAAAAAACGAGTCAGCAATGTGATTCGGGATGAAAGCGAACTCGTCAAGAAAGATGATATTATAGGATCCGCCTCGGACAGCAGATGCAGATGTAGACGCTGCAAGAATCTTTGATCCATTTTCGAGTTCGACACTACCTTTATTCCATACTAGGATACCTTGTTGCATCCATTTTGGCAAGTTCTCGTAAGCAAGTTGTAACCTTCCAAGCAGGTCTCTTGCAGTGGATGCTTTGTTTGCTAGGATAGCAATATTTACGTTATCATTAAAAATTGCATAGTGTAGCAAATATGACACGCATGTGGTAGACTTACCAGTCTGTCGTGGCATTTTGCAGATATTGAATCGATTCTTGTGGAATCTTTTAATAAGTTTCTCTTGGAACTTATACATTTCAAAAGGTACAAGACCCGCATCCAGAGAGACGATTTGAATATAGTTTTTTGCAAAATAGACAGGATCTTCTTTACACTTGATAAACTCAATAATTTGCTCTTGTGTAAATTCAATCGCAGTATTTGCTTTTTTTAGATTCGGGTTGCCAAGGTATACATTATCAGACATAATTTAATTAACAGTTCCAGGCTCTTAGTGATTTGTTGATCCTGCTATTAGGATCATTAGCAGTTTTGGCAGAAGTCAGTCTCTTCTTCATTCCTTGCATTCGCGCACAAAAAGACGCTCTACGCTCGTTCCCAACTTTCTTTGAAGGTCTTTTAAGATCGCTTCCTGGATTCTCACGCTCATAGGACTTGCGCCCTTTTTCGTTGAGTCCTCCGCTAGGATTCTTTC